TATTTCAAGATTGCACAAGAGCGGATCAACGATCTGCTCGGGGGGTTGGAAAATGGGCATGGATTCAACGATGGGAAGACGTGACAGATGGTGGAGAATGTCGCGTTGGAAAATCTGGAGGGCTCGATAGCAGCCGTCGTTCAGGCGGTTGATGTTCGATCCCACGGATGAGTTGACTGTGGTCAATGGCGTTCCGGTAAGAATCTACAGGCAACGATGGGAGGTCGATAATAATGAGCGGTGAAAAGATTCTGGGGTGCGACCCTTCGTTGACGATGACCGGATTATCGGTGATTAAGTTCCACGTGGAACAGCCGCCGGAATTGGTACATGCGCGGGCGATTGATGCTCTGGTGGCGTTCGGCGATTTTAGATTGAGGATGATCGCCGAGATATTCGAGGCTACAGTTCTCAAGTACGGTATTGAAATAGTTGGGATTGAAGAAAACTACCTGCACAAAGGCAGGTCAGTTCATACCGCCTTGAGGCATCGAGAAGTGATCGGGGTTCTTGTCGAGCGCGGGATCGCCTTGAAGTGCGATATCAGGCGGGTATCACCGTCTGAAGCAAAAAAGGCCATGACCGGAAATGGGCAGGCAAAAAAGACCGAAGTTCTGCGGTGCTTTAATGGGATGTTCGGCGAGCGGCACGGAACGGTGGCATGGAAAAAGGCTGTTGCAGATGCAGCGGCGGTCGCTTTCGCAACTACGACGGGGCGACCGGCGGCAGATTGACACGAGTGGAGGTGATAAATGGAGGCGTTGAAGAAAAGAGTTTGCTATCGTTGCTGGAAAAAAAAGTTCATCGGCGAGTTTCATGTCCTCGCTAATGGGCAGTACAGCTTAGCGTGCGAAGTTTGCTGGGCGGCAACGGCAAAGAAAATAGACGATGATGCCGAGTCAGAGTTTATCATGCAGTGGTATCATCAGTTGATGGAAGCAGGACGCGAGGGCAGATTGCACCCGGCCTATTGCAGAGTCTTTGGCGTTGAGGCCGGACGGCACATCTGCGAGAAATGCGGCATGAGGCATTACACGGAACACGATGCGCGGATCTGTTGCTCGGAGCTGGGATGGGCGAGCGACAAGAAGAAATCGAAGCCTGAGTCAGTAGTAGGGGCCAGAGTGATCAATGGGCAGGCGTTGGCCGGGGCGATTCATGGGTTGAAAATCGAACGTGGCCACGACAACATCACGGACCTTGCGCGGGATATCGGGATAAACAAGGAGACTTTCAGAAAGATAGCGAAAGGGAAACCTGCCTATCTTTACCGCGCTACATATGCGAGCCTGATCCGGTTCTTTCCTCGCGGGATTCCTGGGGTGCAGGGGCCGCCGGTCGATTCATTACTCTGACCAAGGGTGGTTGACAGGATTAGCGATCCTGCTATAATCCCCGGTGCCGGGTTTGTGTGCCTCCTGTCCCCCGGCGTGGCCCAACCTCCACCTATTCCTAAGGGCCAGTGGCGGGCCGCTTCACCAAGTGGCCCGCTGTTTTATAAGGTTAAGATATCGAAGAAACTCTCAGTGGTTTGAGGAAGATCGGTTCAAGTTTGCCGGGCTACTTGATGAGGTGATGCAGGCCATCCCGGATGCCGACCTGTCGGACTTCATGCCGGAGGATCAAGACGATCTCGAGTCCCCTGTATCCCTCGCTTCCGGCGACTGGGGGGGTCCGGAAATCAACGAGAATCCGAAACTCGAAGGCCACAAGATTGTCGCCACCCTCGCCGATGATGATTTCGAGGCGTGGGAGAACTGGAAGGAGGCGGTCAAGGACGCGACCGGCGATGATTCCAACGAAGAAGCCTTGCGGCCGCTGCTATACTACTGCCGGGATATTCAGCCAGGAGAGTGACAGACGATGACAAAGAAGATATACGAAGATGATCCCTTGGCGCGGGTATCGAAGGCCAGACTTGAACGGCTGCGGGCCGTTGAAGAACTGTACCTCAACGGATACAAGGCACGGGAAATCTATAACTTGCTGTCCTCGCGGGAGCGCGGAACCTACGATGTGACATATGGGACCATCCGCAACGATATTGTCATGGTCCGGAAACTGTGGGGGCATGACATACAGAATGGCGGCCTGGAGGGCCGGGAACGATACCTCGCGTCGCTCAAGGCGATGCGGCGCAAGGTGATGACCGGATGGCTGGAGGAAGGTCCGGACGGCCGGAAGCGGCGCGCTGGCCGGGACTACAGGCTGGCCCACCAGATCGACAAAGAGATCGCACGGATCGAAGGCGTCGAGATTGCCAGCGATACGCACAAGATCCACTTGGATATCACGGCAGCGCGGTCGTTCATGGACAAGGTGATGGAGGCGATCTTCGAGGAGATCGACGATCCAGAACTCCAAGCCCGGATCGTTGCCAAACTGGAAGCGTCGGGGGCGGGCGGTGAATGACGAACCTTTTTGCGGAGTATGCACGGGCCGCGCGGAAGGCCGCACAAGAGGTCCAGGCGAGGAAGTATCAAGATGAGATCGAGCGGTGCCGGAGGGACCGCAATTTTTTCTGTGAATGGTGCTTTCAGGATCACGCGACGGGGCGGCAGATAACGCAGGCCAGACACCACCGGGATTGGCAGTCCCTCACCAGCAAGAACCGCCGGCTGGTCGTGTGGTACCCGATTGAACACGGCAAGACCACCCAGGCAAAGATGGCCCTGTGTTGGTTGTTGGGGACCCATCCTGATAGGCAGTACGCGTACATCTCCAGCAAACAGAATCAGGCCAACAAGATGATCGCCGCAGTCAAGCGAGAGATCGAGACGAATCATCGACTGCGGCTGGTATTCCCCGACCTGAAGCCCCAGATGAGCGCGTTATCGAAGTCGCTGGAAGAATGGGGCAATACGAGAATCAGGGTTCACGGATGCCCGCCGGGCTCCCGTGATCCTTCACTCGCTGCCTACGGGCTCGACGGACAGATCCTAGGCTCCCGTCTGCACGGCGCGATCCTCGACAACATCCTCGACAAGAAGAACACACGGAGCCGGGCGTTGCGGGAGTGGGTTCTCGAAGTGATCGAGGATGAGATCATCGGGCGAATCATGGAGGGCGGGTTTATCTGGGTTCTCGACACGGCCTGGTTTGAGGATGACGCCCTGCATCAACTGGCCAACAAGCCGGGGTGGACCGCAGTTAAGCACGACGCAGAAACGCCGTTGGTTGAAGGCGCGGAAACATTGTGGCCCGAACAATGGCCGAAGGAGCGGTTGATGCGTCGGAAGAAGGAACTCGGCGCAACGGCTTTCGATCGGCAGTTCAGAAACCGACCGCTGGGGGAATCCATGAACTTTTTCAGGAAGGAATACTGGGGCCGCTCATATGGGCGGTGTCCGTGGTTGGAGGCATGGCCAGATGGCTTCGATCCGCAAGTAGAGGTTCGTACCGGCGTTGATCTTGCGACCAGAAAGGGTGAGACGAACGATTTGACGGTCATGACGACTGTGATTGCTCGCGGTGTCAGGCGACAGGTGGTGAATATCCGTGCTGAACGGATGGTCGCGACGGAGATCCTGCGTGCGATGATTGAGATATACCGGGCCTTGCATCGACCTGTTAATTTGGGAGGCGGGAATGCCCGGTTCGTGGTCGAGGACAATGCCGCTCAGGTTTATATCGTCCAGCTTCTGCAAGATGCCGGGACGCTCCAAAGTTTGGGGATGACGCTCGATGAGGCGACAGATATCAGGGTGGTCGGTAGGACCACGACAGCAAAGCGGCGGGATCTTGAACTCGGTATCCCTGCGATCGCGTCCGGTATGGAAATGGACAGGTGGGACTTCCCGGCGCATCCTGAGGTGCGGGCCTTGTGGGATGAGATGAAAGTCTGGTCTCCAGATATAGATCACTACGGCGATAGGCTCATGTCCCTTTGGTTCGCGGCGGCAGACTTGCAAGAGACCGGCGGCGGTTGGTCGGTAATGATCGCCGAATAGGGAGGAAGGATGCTTGATCGTTTGAGGTATCGAATCGGGTCTGCGATCATCGGGAAGGCGGCGACCACCTTTGGGCTCGCAAGTATCGGGCTTAGCAAGAACACGGGCGCGGCATTCGGGACAGGAATTGAATCGGCCTACTCTAACTCCTGGGTGGCCTATTCTTGTATTCGCAGGATCGCGCAGGACATCGCCGGACTGCCTACTGTGGTCAGGTCCGATCCTGTTGACCCTGAATCCGTCGTGTCGGATTCTCATCCCTTGGTTCAGCTCATCAACAACCCTAACGACCTATTCAGCAAAAACGAGTTCATCCAGTGGATTGTGACCATGCTGAACTTGCGCGGCTCGTTCTTCATTGTTCTGAACGACCCATTACAACCAACCGAGCTTGTTCAGTACACGGACCCGCTGTATTGGCGGCCGGTGAAAGAAGGAAAGGATCTGGTCGGTTGGGAGTATCGGTATGCCTCCGATCATATCGTGGCGACCACCTTCGATGTGGTCAATCATCGGCTTATTAATCCTTCCGATCCCCTGACCGGACAATCGCCGCTACAGGCGGCAGCGACGGCATATCAGATCGACATGGGGGCAAGTACCCTGCAGGCGGACATTGTTGCCCGTGGTGGCGAGCGGACGATCATGTATGAAAGTTCCCAGCATCTTACAGACCCGCAACAGGCGCAGGCGTTGGCCGTTCTCCGTGGACGCCGGGCACAGAACAAGGTCGGCAAGGATGTAATCCTGCCGCCTGGGTTGAAACCTGTATCGCCCGATTTCCTGGAGGAGGACAAGAAGATCCTCGAAAGTCAGAAGATGCAGCCCGACAAGATTTGCGCCGTGTATGGCCTCGCCAAGTCCCTGCTCGGGCTGGAGGACATCGACAAGTACGCGACGTTCCTTGGCCGTGAACGGGTCTATTGGAGGAATACGATCCTTCCGATGATCCGAGGAATCGAGTCATCCTTCGACAAGATTTTCGCCAACACGGTATCCGGTTCTTTTGCCGGGTTCATCCGGTTCGACCTGTCTAACGTCGAGGCGTTGCGGGAGGACACGGAGACACGGTTCAAGATCGCCGGGCAGGCCCACAAGGACGGTGTGCCCTGGACGGAATTGAATCGCCGCTTTGCTCTGGGTTTGGACATGGATGCAATTCCCGGCGGTGATGCGGTGCTGGTCAACAGCACACTCGCGCCCATCGAGGAAGTTATCAGAGAATGGAAGAACCCTGCCGTTGAGCGGGCGGCAGGTGAGGCCGAACGCAAGGATGCGATGGCGAGCCCCGCCGATCAACTGACGAAGGCCGAATTAACCAACGAGTTAATCATTAGGCGAGCCACCGACCCGCGCAATCTCATCCGGCGGCAGTTGAGGATACTGCGGCTTGAGAAACAGATGCGGACCGAGTGGAAGAAGTTGATCGGCGGGGCGATGAAGAAGGCCGAACGGCGGGCGGGGGATCTTGACTACCTGCGGAAACTGAAGAAAGAGACGGTCCCGAAGATGGCCGACCTCGCGGGTGAGTTCCATGTCAAGGCGGCAGAGATCGGGGCCTTGTCGATCGTGGAATTGATCGAGGGCAAGATCGCCGACCAGGATGAGGCGATGTTCCAGAAGGCGAAGTCCCTCCGGCCGGAGATTCGGGACTGGCTGAAAGATCGGCGCGGGCTAGTAACCGAGATGGGCGAAGCCCTTTTCAATGACGTTCTGGACAATGTGCAACGGGTGATCGACGCAGACGGAGGGCAGACTGATCTCCTGGAGACGATCCGGGGCCGGTTCCATTCTGGCAACGGCGGGATTAACAAAGCGGTGACGGTGGCTCGGACGGAGATCGGGAGCGCGGTCAATAATGCTCGGTTCGTGGAGATGAAGGCGCAAGGCTTTGAGCAGCATCAATGGCTGACGGCGGCTGATGAGCTTGTCAGGGGCGGCGGTGATGATGAGTTCGACCATGCCTCTTGCGACGGGCAGGTCAGGAAGATCGGTCAGAAGTTTTCTTGCGGGTTGGAGTTCCCGATGGAGCCGGGCGGTGCACCGGGTAACGTCATCAACTGCCGGTGCGAGACGATTCCGTTTGTGAAAGGTGGTCGATAATGAGGGTTCTCGAACTGATCGGTGGGGACATCTTCTGCGTGAAGAACTACGACGGTCTTGAAATGCAGAAGGACAGCGAAGGTCAACGGATTGCCGTTGTCAGTACGGAGACGCCGGACGGTGTTGGCGATATCATCCGGCAGGGGAAGAACAAGAAAGGGCAAGGTTGGCTCCTGGATCGGTTCAACAGAGCCCCGGTCCTTTTGTGGAGTCACGATATTCAGATGCCGAATATCTCCGGACCCGAGACACGCGCGAAGGTTCGTAGGATGGACGGGTTCGGACGGTCGCTCGTTCTTCAGCCGCTGTCATTCGACGCGGAAGACCCGGCGGCAGCGATGATCGAAGGGAAGGTTGACCGTGGAGTGATCCGCGAGTCGAGCGTCGGCTTCATCGGTAAGGAGTGGCGCGAACTGGAGAACGGCGGTAGGGAGTTCTTCGAGCAGGAACTGTTCGAGGTTTCCTTTGTCAATCGCGGGATGAACCCTGACACCGATACGTTAACCAAAACACTCCTTAGCTTGTTCCCTGCTGCTAGGCTGGTGGAAAAGGTTGAGGACGGCGGGGGTTCTGAGATCGTTGAGATGAAGCAAGAACTCATGGACATGCGGGACGAGATCGCCGTTCTCCATAACGTGATCAAGGCCCTTGGAGATCGTTTCGACGAGGCAGCGATGGCAGAAGAAAAGAAGCGATCCGCAATCGACGAACAGCGAAAGATGGCCCGGTACCTTCTGGATCGTCTGGAAAAGGCCGGGATGATTCACCCCTGACAGGGAGCGGCCAAGGTCGTATCGCCAGCGGGGGAAATTGGACACCAAACGAAGGAGTTTTCACGATGAGGAAGTTTGTCAATCCGAGGCTCGCTCCCGAGAGTGACGGCAGCGGTGGGGCCAATCTCGACGAGTTCAAGGCCCTGAGCGAACAGCTCGTCAAGACCATCGAGAATCAGAAGTCCGTCGAGGAGAAGGCGAACGAGGCCCTGGAGGTCGCGCAAAAGTCGGCTGCTGATCTTTCCGAGGAAGTGAAGTCCATCGGCATCGACGTCGCCAAGACCAAGGTGAAGATGGCCGCCAAGCTCGGACGGTCCGGCGCAGAGGACTGGTTCAACGAGATGGCGAAGTTCATTTCCGGGATCTACTACCACAAAACCACCGGCGCGGCTCCCGAGTGGTGCAAGCTGTCTGGCGGCCAGACCTTCGATGAACTGGTCCAGGAGACCAAGGCCGCCGCAACCTTCACCACGACCACCGACGCCACCGCCGGATATCTCGTGCCGACGATCCTCCGTCCGGGGATCATCGAGCTGCGGGACATCTACGGCAACCTGTATCCCCTGCTGACCAAGACGACCCTCCCGGCGGGTCAGTCCATGCGGGTTCCCCGTGATGCGGCCTCCCCTGTCGCTAGGTGGTTCCAGCAGGCGGGGACCATTACCGAGGAAGCAACACCGATGTCCTTCGGCATTGATACCCTCGTGACCCGTGGGTGTGGTACCCGGATCAAGATCGCCAACGAGCTGTTGACCATCCCTGGCGTGAACTTCGGCGCGACCGCGACGGCTCGGATTCTGAAGGCGATCAACAAGGCCGTCGAAACCGGCGCGGTGGCCTCCGATGCCACCGGCGATGAGCCCTCCAAGGGGTTCATGGTGGAGACCGGGACCAACGCCCAGACGGATCTCCCCTCCGCGACGTTTGCGAACGTCGTATCCTTCTTGAGGGAGTGCGTGGCCGACAGCAATATCGCGTTCGATTCCGGCGTCATGTCCCTGTTCATGACCCCGGCTGATATCCTGTCCCTCGCAACCGAGGCCGTCGGGGCGTCCGAACTGACGGGGATGCTGGTCTGGGGCAATCCGCGCGACGGTATCCCGCCCACCTTGCTTGGGTATCCTGTGATCGCTCATCCGGCGATGACGATCGCCGCTACCAAGTACATCGCGCTTGGTGATCCGTCCGCGATCCTGCTGGCCGAAGATCCGGCGTTCAGCATCGACTTGAACCCCTACGCCGATACGGCCCATTCCACCAACACCAGCTGGCTTCGCGTGTTCAGTCACTACGACTGGACCATCGGCCAGCCCGGCGAGTGGCACAAGGCCGCCGTCCTGGCGTAGACGGCGAACGATGAAGGCCCGGCCTCTTGACGGGGCCGGGCCAAAAGAAGGGAGCGTGAGTTGGCGAAGAATAAACAGTACACGGTGACCTCGGGCTTCATCCTGCCCGACGGCAAGATCGCGGAAGCAGGGAGCACCATCGAGCCCGCGAAGGTCAATCTGAGCAGCCACCGTCTCGAGTGGTTGCTGGCAAACGATTACATCGTTGCAGGGCAGAAGGTTGAGACCAAGGACATCAACAAGGTCGAAACGAAGTGATCGGCGATGGACCTGCGGTTGCTCGGCGATTCAGAAGCAAGACTCCGAACCGGGACAGCGAAGGTTTCGCCGGTCATGCCGCAGGCTCCATCATGCAGGACGATCTTACCCGGTGGGGTTGAACTTGCAATTGGATCTAGCGTATTGCATCTAAGGTCTGTGCCCAAGATGGACACATGGACCGAGCCCGCTGTTGAAGCCTGGAGTATTCTCACGACTCCCGGCCCTGCTTTTTCAGCCTACACCGACATTGAGTTCTACAACAACACAACGTCCGGATCACCGTGTCAGGTCCAGTGGAAGTTGGTGTCGGGGCGCAATATTATCACCCCGGACGGGTACACGACGCCGGAGCAAAACTCCCCTCATTATCAGTACGTTCGTGTGACTGATCCTGCCTACTGGAACTTGTGGTATGATCTCGAATGGTCGTGGATTTCATCTGGGCAGACCGGGAGTGGGTTTGTAGCGAGTGCCGCGATCTTCGTACCTGCTCCCGGCGGTAACCCGACGAATGGAAGTGGTTAAGATGGGATACGGTACGCCAGTGATAGAAACTTTCGTGGGGGCAACCGGACGGGTCTTGACGTTCTACATTACAGACCCGGACGGTAACGCCGTTGATCTTACCGGATACATCGCGGCGAAACTGTCTGCTGATCTTGGTGGAACGGTAAAGATCAGCGGAGCAACAATGACAATTGCTGATGCCGCCAACGGTAAGGTGACGTATCAACCACAAGCCGCTGAGATTGATACAGCTGGAGACATGAACGCGAACGTGAGACTTGAGGCGACCGGAGGGATTGACTACTCGGAGTCCTTCATCATCCGAGTAAATCCGGTTGTCGATCACGCATAGGAGGCTGATATGGCGATTTCCCTTTTGCCCGATCGGATCATGGAACCGGAGGACGCTCTGGAATTGTTCGGCGTGTCGGACCAGAAAAAGCTGTACATGCTACTCAATTCCCTTTCCAAGCAATTCCTCCGTTTCACGGGCCGCAGGAGGATTCTCTCCGGCTCCGCGACCGAATACTTGAAAGGAAACGGATCGGACCAACTATGGCTGCACGCCTCGCCGGTCGATACCGGGAGCGAAGTCACCTTGATGATCACGAGGGCGGAGGATGTGATCGGCACCTATACCCTGACCGGCGGTGATCTTTCGGTTATCACCGACGACTACTCATCCTCCGTTGAACTGACGGCAGCATCCTTGCCCGGCCCTACCGATCCGGGGGCCATCAAGATCGAGTACACGGGTGGATTTACTACCGTTCCGGGTGACGTTTTGCAAGGGGCGATGTTGCAGGGACGGGTTGAGTTGCGCCGGATGGACGGCGAAGTCGGCGTCACCTCGAAAAGCTACGAGGGGGAATCTGTACGGTTCGAGTCCAATGGGATCGTCTCGGCTGTATCTGAATTGTGGGCTCCCTACATGGTGCTGGCATGATTGAACTGCTCTTGATGCGGAACGATGCGGCTGCCCTGTTAACATTCTCTGGCGGGAAACTCCGGCAGGCGTTATCGCTCGGTGTCGGTGATTCTCTAGCACGGATACAAGAGATTCACAAGAAGCAGGTAATCAAACGCGGTGGCGGCAAGACTGTTCCGGATACTTTCATCCGGAGGACCGGAGAACTTGCACGGAGCTACACGATAGACTGGCGACAGGGAAAGTTGTCTGGCTCATACGGGAGCTATCTGCGTCGGGCGGTAATAATGGAAAAGGGCGGGACGATCAAGGCGAAGAACGCGAAGTACCTGACCATCCCCACGAAGGCGGTCAAGAAGATGCGGCGGGCCCGCGACTACCCTGACCTATTCGTTGTTCACAGTGGTAGGCTGATGTTCCTTGCGCGCGAGAAAGGCTCCGGCATTGAGCCTATGTTCTGGCTCAAACGAAAGGTCACGCTCCCGGCCCGCCCGACGCTCAAGACCGCAGTTGAGATGGCCGGGGGAGACGTTGACCGGATCTTTGATCGGTCCAGCGAGGAAGGTATCGGATTATGAGCAAGGTCGATTCGCTGGTCGTGTGGAGGGTCTTTCAGGCCGTCCACGGAGCGGTTAAGGGGATCTCCGAGGCCGATGGGTTCAACACCACGCCGGCGGTCGTGACGGGATACAACGAGTTCTCCAGTTCGTCAGCGGAAGCGGTGCTATATCTGGAACTCGAATCGAACACGGCAGACGACCATGATGTCGGTGGCGGCGGCACGGGGCCACGGGTCTCGATGCGGGCCACTTTCAGATTGATCGGAGTGGTAAAGTATGGGTATGAGTTCCCGCGCAAGGCGGCCCTTGCGTTGGAACAGGACGCACGGAACGCGATCCATGACGGGCTGCAAGGGATTCGTGATCTGGTTGGTCGCGGCTTCTATTTCCGCTGGGGTGAGTGCGACCACGACGCCGGATACCTTGCGCCGGATCGGGAGGCAGGGTTCTCGCTTCGCTTTTCGTTCACGTATCGTGTGAGCAGTTCTTGGTAAGGGAGGATTAAAGCATGAGTGTCAAGATCGGAGATACTGGCGGGATTGGAGTCGCACCGGAGACAACCTATGGCGCCGCCGATGCCCCGAGCCGTGTCTGGCAGCACGCAATCAGCGCATCCATCGGACTCCGCAAGAGTCTCATCACGCCGCGAACCCTGGGGACTTCGCCGTTCAGCACGCGCAGATACACCGTGCCCTATGTGGATGGCGAGATCGTCGTTGGTTACAATGCAAGCCGGGCGGTGATCGGTAACCTGCTGAACGGATGCGGGAATCTGTCCACCGATACCTACACGATCGGCGATGGTTCCGCGCCTGACAGCAACAGCCAAACCATCTGGGTCGATTACGGCGGGATTATGATGCAGTACGCCGGTGCGAAGATCCAAAGCCTCAAGCTGGACATTCAGCCCGATCAGGAAGTGGCTGCAACCTTCGGGTTCCTTGCCCAGGCCGCCACCCAGCAGTCAAGCACCGCGATTTCTGCACCTTCCGAGTCCGGGCTGGTCATGGAGTCGGACCTGACGGGTTCGGTCACAATGGGCGGCGCGACCGTCGGCCTGATAAGTGCCACTATTGAAGCGAACCCGCCGCTGGACGGGAGCGGGCGTCATTTCATCGGCGGCACCACCATCAGGGAACCGCAGAGGATTGGCCGGTCTGAGATCAAGGCCACCTTGAACATGGAGCTGAGCGATGAGGCGAGCAACAACACGATCTCCCAGTTCGCCGATTACGTTTCCGGTACCGCGATCGGCGATGTCGTGATCGACAACTTCATCCTGACCGGGTGCTACGCCACGGGCGAGCCGCCGTCCCTGGAACCTGGCGTCAGCAAGCTGACCATGAACGTTATCGGAGAGACCTTGACCATCCTGACCACGGCCTAAAGAAAGGGGAAGCCATGAAAGGCGATCAGATTCATGAGGCGGGAACGTTCGTCGTGAGTATTAACGGCGTGTCATTCAGATTGTGGCGACGTTCCACCTTCTTGATGGCAAGGGCGCGGGGGATCGGAAAGACCCTCGGCATCATTCATGGCGCGAATGAGGCGAAGCGGAAGGGCGAAGATGGAAAGGTCAGTTTCGATCTCGACGAATACAGCGGACTTGTTGAGTCGGTTGTAAGAGTCGCCCTCGTCGATCCGTATGTCGTGAGTGACGGCGAGGAGCCTGCGCCGCCTCGGTCCTACACTTTTGACCAGATCGCGCCGTTCGCTGACGCGCTGTTTGAATCGTTCATGAAAAGCGGCGTAGAAGTGGACCCTATGCCGCCCTCCTGAAAGGAGCAGGAGGGCTAGAGATGGCGCAGATATTACACGCTCTTTCTATACATTACGGGCAGCCGCCGCACTACTGGCTGGAACTTGACGACGTTTTGACGGCCTTCGATTACGAGGTGTTGACCAAGGCGAAAGCGATGGAGCAGACGGCATGAGCCTTAAGAAGAAGGTTATTGAATATGTGGTCCGGGCGAAGGATGAGTCGTCCGGGCCGATCGGTAATATCGCCAAGCTATTCGACGGCCTATCTACCAAGGCGAAGCTCCTGACAACTGCTGCGGCTGCGGCTGTTATCGCTTTGGTACGGATGGCGGTTGACGCAAGCAAAGCCTTGATGGAGACGACCCGGCAAGCTGCGGCGTTCAATGCCAAGGTGGCTGAAGTCAATACGCTGTTGCAGGCTCCGCGCGAAAAGGTCAGACAGCTATCGAATAGCCTCAAGGATTTATCGGTAAAGTTCGGTCAGTCGATGGAGACAATGGCGACTGCCGAATACAATGTCGTGTCGGCTGGGTTCAGTGACATATCTGAATCGCTCTTCTTGCTGGACGTTGCCAGCCGTGCGGCTATCGCCGGCGTGTCCGATGTGAACACGGCGGCGCGGGCATTGACCCAGGTTATCAACGCATATGGGATGGAATCTGCCGACGCTGAAAAGATCGCCGGCACACTGTTCGCCACGGTGAAAGGCGGCGTGACCACATTCAATGAGCTGGCGTCCTATCTCGGACAGGTGACAAGCACGGCTGCTGCTGCTGGGATCTCATTCGAGGAAGTAAGCGCGGCGATTGCTGCGATGACGAAGAAAGGCATTGAGACGCCGCTAGCGGTGACGGCGTTGAACTCCCTATTGCTCGGTCTGGCTGCTGCGTCTGGTGAAAGTAAACAGATGCTTGATGAGTTGGGGATCACCCTCAAGGATGGGCTCGGTCCTGCTCTTGAAGCCATGTATGAGGCAGGGGGAGACAACCTCGAAGTTCTCAAGCAGATGGTTCCGAATATGCGGGCACTGCGGGCTGCGACCTCGCTCGGTGCAGAAGGCGCGAAGGAGTTCAAGTCGCAGCTGGATAATATGTCCGGCGGTGTCCAGGATTTCAATAATGCCTACAAGATCATGAGCCAGACCTTGCAGGCCGCTATTGATCGTCTCAAGACCGCCGAGGAACGCTATAAGCAGACAGTTGGCGAGATCGGCGGCGAGGCTGCGATCTCCGGGATCAATCAACGGCGGGAATCCCTGGAACAATTGACCGAAACGGTCCGCAAGCACGGCGACGGCATCAAGTACTGGAGCGAACAGATCGAGACCCTTTCGGCCAACTGGGAGACGTTCAAGAATAGCGTGAAGTGGGCTGGGGTTATCCTCGGTGATTTCCTGGCGAAGCTCGATTACACCGACGAGATCAGGGAGTTCGGCGAGGAATTGACGCGGGCCTCGGAGAAGGTGGACCAATCCACGACTCACTTGGTGCTTTTCAATTTAGAGGCCGATGTCGCCGACGAAAAATTGCGCCGGATCTATGAAGGTCTGAAGAAAATAAGGGGGGGAGATAAGGGCGGCAAAGATGAAGGAGACAAGGCAAAGGAAGATTTCGCGGCTCTTGTTCAGATGGCGCAGGAGTTCGGCATCGCTATCGAGACCCCTGTTGCTCAAGCCGATGGCAGTATTAAGATGGTCGCCAAGAGCGCACAACAGTTGCGCGATGAACTGACAGCGATCTACGAAGAACTGGAAACCAAGCAACCGACGGAAAGGCAGGTTATCCCTGTTGACCCTATCAGCAAAGAAGCCGTCGAAAGTGCGGAGGATATCGCGGATATATTGATGGACATCAAGACCGATCCGTGGCCTGACGAGGAAACCCTGGGGGCGATGCAGGAATACATTGAGAAGCAGAAGATCATGAAAGACTTGGCTAACGATATCCGGTCCAATATGCAGCAGGTATTGTCGCAGTCGATCACTACTTTCCTGACTGCCAAAAATGAGGCCATCATGTTCGGCCGCGCCATCAAAGAGGCCGTTATCAAGGCCTTGTCTGTGGCGATCGCTAAATTGGTCATGTTGCGAGCTTTGTCGATTTTCAACGCCATCATCCCAGGGGGTGGCGGCGGCATTGATGGATCGCTGCTCTATGCAGCAGCAGGTGGAACAATCCCGAAGGCGGCGTCAGGGTACTCTGTCCCGGACGGTCCGCGAGGTGTGGATTCCCGACTCATAATGGCGATGCCAGGGGAGGAAGTCATTAACCGCTCGCTGTCGATGCGCTTGGAGCGATTCATTACCGCGCAGGAAATGGGAGCAGCGGTTTCGCCTTCAGCCTTTGCCGGCGGTGGCGGCGGTGGTAATAATATCGTCCTGAACATCGGCCGTCCGGTCGGTCGCCTCGATCTGGACCAGTTGGCAGATGATCTCAATGAGGCCGCTGTTCGCTACGAAAGGAGCCGGTTGCTGTGAGCGTCGGGGCTCTATTCAATATCGTGCGTGTCACGCCGTTTGCGGTTGAGGATGATGCTCGGCTGTCAAACGTGGTCAGGATCGCTTACGATGGGGTCGAGCTTGTCTCGCCGGATGGTGAGCCCTGCGCGATTCCGGCGCAGATCACCAGTAACGATTTTGACAAGAAATATACATACATTGACGGCAACATGGGGAGTGTGACCCAGCAGATCAGGCATGATCTTTCTTTTAACATCGACTGGATTGATTCGGAGAAATGGAACAAGCTGGCTCGCTGGAAGCACGCAAGGGCAAGAGTGAGGATTGTTCCCGGCTTCGGTCAGCTGTCATCCGTTGGCTGGCGGCCCTTGCTGATCTCCGGCGGTACGAGCCTGGCTTCTGGCAGGACGGCCTACGATCTGACCAACCGCTACTCGTTGACCCATCAAGATTCCGGTGCGGTGTTGCTGTGGGACAGCAGCCGTAAGATTCTTGTCGGGCCAGTCCCAACGTCCGGCGACAGCTTGCCGATTGACACTCCGGGTGGCTCCGGGATGGTAACGGCGCGGACCACGCAGAACAGGTGGAACCCGTCCTATCCGAAATCTGCAACTGCTGGCGTTGGTGGCACCGATGCCGGATGGGAGAAATGGGGCGCGGATGCCGCTGACATTACCTTTGAACACGTCGCCAACGGATTCGGGAATAATGCTTGCCCTCATGTCCTGCGTGTAAGGACTAGTACGCTTATCGCGTCGAGTCGGGCGATCGGCAGCCAGAACGCCTTCGATTCAACTCACGCCGATTTTCAAGGCTACGAGTTCTTAGGGTACGGACGGGCACGGCTAACCGTGTGGCTCAAGGGCCGCTTTGGCGGCGGTGCGAAACTGATGCTCGGGGCGATGGCAGGCGGGTCCGACGAATACGATCTTTCAAACGTCCACCTCCAAGACTGGACGCCGATCACGGTCACCCATTACGAAAGTGCGTGGTCTACGGCTGGCCCTGCATATGTAAAGATCGAGATGCCGGGGAGCTCACCCGGCGATAAGTACGATTTTCTTGTTGGCCCGACCATGCTAGAGCAGGCGTCGGCAACTTATTATTTTCATGCCGATCATTGGTGCGACTATTCCTCTGGCAGCACGGGCGATATCCATGAGACGATAAATAATTATCGGTTCCCGCCCGCCGGAACTGTGACTATTGCCTTCTTCGTCCCGGAAGGGCTCGAGCAGGTCAATGGTGCCAGGTATGGACTGATGGGCCAGTCCTACCGCTCTATGGCGGTCTACTATTCGAGCGGTTGGATGTTCTATATGCAGACCGGAACGGCGTGGCTCTCTGGCGACTGGACTCCGCGCCCTGGCAAGATCAATGTGGTGAGTTTCAGTTGGGACGGTCACTCGATGAGGCTTATAGCGAACGGTTCCAACATCTACGAATCGAGCTCAATCGGGGTCGGAATAAGCATCGGCGATAATACCGCGCCGCTATACATCGGCAGCGACTACGCCGGATATCATTCTTCGCCGATCTCGATCTTGTCCTTGAGGGTGGATGATTCCTGGCTTGATGAAGATACGGTCAAGAGTCTGCACGCTCAATTGATGGACCCGGCATCCGTAGCAGTCGCGGTCCTTTGTCGTGGGCGGGAGTTTATTATTGATGCGCTTCCCGCCGTACCGCGCCCAGCGGTAGATGGAACCCAGTGGCTCGGAACATTGTCGCTGAAACAAGTGAAGTATGACAGCGATTTTGCCGATGCCATGAGCAAGGAGGTTTCGGACAGTGTGTAAGATTCAGGCAAAGAACTTGTTCAAGGCTGCGCTTCTCGGTGTGCTTCTTGGGATGGTCACGGTGCTGATGGTCGGTGAGGCCGATGGCGGCGTTCCTCGGTTCGTCGCTAACGCTCCCACGGCTCCCGTGTTCATCTCCTGTCATGCCGACAGCCTCACGGATAACAATCAGGGGCTGTTCATGCTGGACATCACAACAGACAGCCAGCCCATGACGATCTCTTTCTGGGCATTGACCGCCGCGCGGGATACGCTTGATAAAATCTCCCCCCTGTTCGGGGCGACGGCTGGCGATACAGCGATCACGATCCCGGCCTATAATCGCAAGGGTTATGTGTTCTCGTTGGACCGGCTTGACGCGATCTACATCTCCAGCGGGACGGCCTACCTAGAAGGGGAGTAGAGTCATGGAAAGGTTGGAATACCTCGCGGGATGGGTGATCGTTCTCGCCCTGGTCGGCGCGGCGGCGTTCGCCTTCTTCCATGCGGCAAAGACTGAAGCCCAGGTCTATCAAGCGGGATACGTTAACCCGTTTGACACACACCTAGGAATCGACCCGGACACCATCGGCAAGGTGAACAGCCTTGGCAGTAGCGAGGACTTCACGGCGGCAGACTGGGGAGGCGCGAAGGCGCCCTATGATTACATCACCGGGCAGCCTGATCCGTTCGGTGGGTCTAATGCTACGCTTGTCGTTAACAGTGCTACGCCTGTCGCGTATGGACAGCTGCTAAATCAGTTTCAGACCGTTGACAGCGATCTCCTTGTCGGGTCGGTCTGGGTTAAGTGGTACAATGTGCCCGCAGGCTACGCGACCGAGCTGCGGTTGTACTGTGCCGATACGGACTCGGTAGAGGTCGGCAATCAGTCCTTGATGATTGAGAGCAAGCTGCTCTGGATTGATACCTCCGGCGGGTTTATTTATCTGGACGGGACGAATGACGGCGGCGGCTATTTTGAATGGCAGAACGGGTGGGTTAGATTGTGGGTCGCGGTGGACCTGAAATCAAGAGGGATCGTCGGTACTGACTGGCGGTTCCAGATCAATGTTCAGCAAGGCAACGACCCGACAGGTGATGGGAATTACTTCTTCGGTGCCCAGATGGAACCGGGCAGGGCTCGTCCCGGGCCGTATCTGAAAACTCCGTGAGGTGATACAGTGGGCCGATTGACGACGGATCAGCGCAACGCCATCGAGGCAGGCGGCACAATTGCCCAAGTGTTCATTGTGTCGAAGCCTACAGACAGCACACACGCAACTTATGTTGATTCAACCTTTGAAGATCCGTATGCGGTCGTCAGTTCCGCACACTGGCACAATGTTGTCAGGGCCGGACGCAGAAAGATCAATGTGTTTAATCCGTCGTTGAAGGCGCGAACGTCCGGTAAGGCGGCACGTTGGCGATTTGTAGTCCGAAACGACGGCGGCCAGTTCTACCCGAGCAAGGGCTACTTCCATGTTTCCGGGTATCCGGAGCTCCAGCCGCAGGAGTGCAGGATTAAACATCGGGTCTATGTGTGGTCCGGTCCGACCGGATCATGGCTGAAACTGGGTCCTCTTGATTACGAGGGCGGCATCATTGATATCGACTATGACGATATCGAGGGTCCGGACGGGCAGACGGCCCCATACCTCGCAACCATTACTTGTGAACAGCTTGGTGCCTGGGAGATCCTTCGCCATCGGTGGACGAAAGAGGATGCGTCCGAGTTCCATTTCATATCAATTGACTGGGTGGAACCATGAATAGTGCGTGGTGGCTCAATAGCGGTACGCCTTCGCATTGGTACGATTCTGAGGTTGGCATCAGTAGTTTCAACTGGATCTTTGACACCAACTGGAACTACATCCAAATCGACTGGAACGCCTTTGTTGATGGCTTGCCGAAACTATTCCAGGCTCCCAGAACAGTCGGGTCGGGCCGGAGCGGTCGATTGACTACAGATCCTGGATTCAATACTGGGTATTTCTACCTCAAGGACGGAACGACCGGCGACCTGTTGGCCTACGCTGAGAACATCGCGCTATGGGGTGATCCTGCTCGGCCGGCGACGGACAATCCACAATGGGTTCAGCTCTACCCGGAAATCGAGATCGGAGATATCCTGCCGGAAATAGTTCTAGACTACACTTCCAGCCAACATTATTCGGCTTATTACAAGACGCCGTTTGTCGCCGGTCGCGGTAACGCCTCATCATTCTTCCATGCGGTATCATTCTTCTACCAAACGAATAACATCACTAGCGGAACGAGCGTCGAGGTGTGGCACTATATGCCGTGGGCTTGGTTTGGTGCGCCGCCGGCGGTGTTCGCGGCAATCGTAATGCAGGCGGGCCTGGATAAGTCGCTGCTCGACCAGACGGCCTTTGACAATGCCTATGATGCCTATATGCTATCGACAGGCGACGAACCCTGGCAATCCCTCGACGCACAACACATGGTTTATTGTGCCCGCCGTGTTGGCGACTCGGTATTCTCCTTGTTGATGATGGTAGCCCCGCACGGGCGGGACTTCTATTACACGAACGAGGCTGGGCAGCTTTCGGTGAGTTCGTTCACAAGGCCCAACAACACGATCTCATGGGCAGACGTGGCAGACCACGTGTTAGACAAGATCGAATGGAAAACGACCATTGAACACACGTTCAACAAGTCGGTAGCCAGATGGGGTTCTGCATACCGGGCTAGCGGATCGGCGATCGGTCGCAGTCCGGAGGACTCGGACTACTCAGTGGCTGAAGAACCCGGACTCGAAAGCTATGCAGGTGATAAGTGGTCCTCCGTAATTGAGAACACGGGCAGCCAGGATAAATATGGAGTGATAGACCTCGGCACGGTGGAAAGACAGGTCAATCTCACCGGCCAACCGGAAACGGTGATGGAAGCCCGATTCCCGTTCATCCTGGACCCGGGGGATCACACCACCGACACATTCCCGTTGTTGGAATACTGGAAAAACAGTGACGGAAAAATCCGGCGTGAGGTAACAGTCACGCACGATTTTATTGGTACGGACTTCGGGCTAGGTGATAAGCTGTCGGACGTGGACTTCTTCGGTGACGGCGTGACCGTTGCTGATATGCGGTGTGTGGAAAAGGAGTACGACTTCGACAATCTGACCATCAAATCTGTGTTGCTGGAGATCCCGGACAACACCTAGGGGACCATGTGTAGCAACGCCGAACTGCATCGAGCCCTGGAGGAGACCAAACAAACCCTTGCCGAAGCGGTAAGAGAGTTTCGGGAAACCAAGATTGCTGTCGCGCGGCTGGAAACAGCGATCACGACCTGGCAGGATACCGTCTGCATGGCGAACGCGAAGGCGATCGCCTCACTCCAGAAGGACCAGCAGCAGATACACAAGAACGTTTCGGATGCGATTCTCGCCTCAAAAGAGGCCGGGATCAAAGCGGCGATGACAGTCGCGGTTGTGTTGATTCTCGCGGAAAGCTTGATAGCGGGAGCCTTCGTATTATGGAGAGGATGACCCGGAACTTCACACGGAGCGAGTTCGCCTGCAAGTGCGGGTGTGGACTGGCCGAACCCCATCCGATGCTGGTCGCTGGGCTTCAGTTCATGATGGACCTGTTGCCGAAGGGCGCGAAGTGTATCATTCACTCGGGGAGCAGATGCCAGGAATACAATCTGAAGATCGGCGGCACGTCGCGGTCCCAACACACGATTCAGGAGGACTCGTATTCTCGAGCCGCAGACATTCACGTACCCGGCGTTCCTCCCTTGATCATGCTTGATGCGATCTTACAGGTTCGCCAATTCCGTGATGGGGGCATTGGGATCTATCCAAGCCCAACGTCGGTCGCTTGGTTCCACGTTGATGTTAGGCCCTACAGGGCGAGATGGGCTCGCGGTCGTGGCAGCGAGCCCTGGACGTACGGGCGCGCAGTCCGTGAATTGGAAGGGGTTGGGGAATGAGTATCTTCAGTTCGATCGCTACCGTCGTCGGCAAGGTGGCGGTCACCGCCTATGGAATCCTCAAGTCGGCTTTGCCTGTGCTGCAGGCCCTTCGTCCGGCTGTCGAGGAAGTAGATCAGGTCTTTGATTTCATCGAAGATAAGATCGCGGAGGGTGGAGAGATCGCCGATGATTTTCTCGACCGCAACATCGAGGCAATCGTCGGTCTTGAGCAGGCTGCT